ATCAGCGGCGGCGGAAGGAGTGCATTTGGCGCGGCAGTGGCTTTGCCGATGAAGCGATCGAAGAGTCCCATGTGACTATTGTGTCCTTATCATGTCTTATACTGCACCCCACCCACCGCCACGACCGACCAGCTCGTCGTAGGCGTCAGTCAAAGCGTCGACGATATCGTCATTCTTACCGAGCGGGAACGTCCGCATTTCGTCGAGGAGTTCGCGATTCCACGAAGCTGCAACCATGTACACGTTTCCGCCAGCGACCTGACTCGCGAACGGTTCAGCGCGCACATCCTTCGATCCTGTCACCGGCAGGACTGTCACAGCACTACCATGCAACAGCCGGAGCATGTGCATCGCTTGACTCTTGCCAGCCTGGCCCGGGTCCTGCGGTAGTCGAATCCGAATGCCACGGCCATCGAGAGCAGCTGTCTGCTTTATAACTTTATCGCGCTGGTCGGTGTCATACTGGCCACGCACGACATCTAGAATCCAGATGCGGCCATCCGTGTCGCGTCCCATTTTGACACCGACCGTGAAGTCACCACTTCCCGCTGTAGCTGCAAGGTCCCAGGCGCGGGACATCTTCGCGCAGTTTGGCATGGCGCTCTCGATCGTGATCCGGTCGCTCTTGAAGAAACTTCCCTCGCGTGGTGTTGGATGTTGCTGGTACAAAGCACTCCACCCGTAGTCGCCGGAGTTCGCGACCATGACCTCCTTGATGCGTCCTAGTTCCTTGACGTCGTATCGTTCAGGCCACAAAGCTTCGCCAGGCATACGACCGATCTGACACTTCTCCTCCGCGATTGCCGGCAGGTTTAGCACTGTCCATCGATGAGGTTCCGAACTGATTGCTCGAGCGGTGATGTCGTCGTGGTGCCATCTGGTCGAGACGATGATGAGAGCGCCCTTCGGTTCGAGTCTCGTGTAGAGGTCGTCCGTGTACCAGTCCCATGCTTTGTCACGATACAGGGAGGATTCAGCATCCTCGCGACTCCTGATCGGGTCATCGATGATGATGCGCTTGAAGCCGACGCCGGTAGGAGGACTGCCTACACCACGCGCCATGAAGGTTCCACCCTCCGGTAGTGACCACTCATCCTGTGCGGCGTTGTCCTTCGCGAGCTTTGTCCTGGACGAAACGATCTGTCTGGACTTACGGCTGAAGCGCCTCGCGATGCGCTCATTATAGCCAGTGACCAGCACGTTCGCGGACGGGTCTCGCTCGATGCAATAGGCGCCATATCGGACCGTGACGGTCTCTGTTTTGCCATGGCGTGGCGGCATGTGAATCGCGAGTCTGTCGATCTCACCACGCTCCACAGCGTCAAGGTGTGAAGCGATGGCGATAAGGTGTCGAGCCGTAAAGGACCAGCCATTCGGGAGAGTCTCTCGAAGGTAGTCGAGATAACAGAGAGCCGTCTGCGCGCTAGTCTTCGTTTGGGCCTTCGGCGGCTGCGGAGAGAAGTTGAACCGAGAAGTTTGCAATCTTTTCATAGAGAGCTGCAATCTGTGCTGCACTTTGTCCATTGATGTATCTCTCGCTTTGCGTTGTTCTAGCGATGACCTGAAGCGCCTTCAGATTGTCCTCGAGGACGGAGGCCAGCAGGTCATCAAGCGACGCCGCTGGTGCTTTGGGGTTAGCGACAGTTTCCGACACGTCGAAAACCATTGATGTGTTCAAGACCTTGGATGCCATACGGTCACGAATCGTGATGATGGTGGTTCTCGGTAAACCGTAAAGCCGAGAGACAACGGTCGGTGTTTTACCAGCGATAAGAGCTGCTTCAACCTGTGCAATTGTTTCTTCGTCGTATAGTTGTGGGCGTGCCATGATTTTATTCTGTCTCTTCCTGGCGCACTCTGCGCCTGTAGTGCAGCTGTCCGTGGCATAAGTAGCACAGGACCTGCACATCCTCCATTAGCTCACCACCGAGTCTGATGTAGGTGATGTGATGGACATCGAGCTTGTAGCCATCATCCTGTCGACGGCCACACTGCTCGCATGTCCTACCGGATCGCTCGAGCGCCTTCGTCCTGATGTCCTGCCACCGTTGCGATCGCATGTACTTGCGACGATAGTCGCGCCATGCTTCGTCGACCTGGTCACTGGACGCTCCGATGGCCTTGAGCAGCAGGTAGGTGTTGGACCATGGCTTCGCCATGATGGTCTTTATGATGTGGTCCGTGTCCATGTGATCTCATCCTTTACAGGGTGATCGTCACCCCACATCCAGTCAGTCGCGAAAAGCGACTCAGGATCGAGTGTGAGACCTTGTAGAGTCTTCGACTCAGGTCCGGTATGCATGACGAATGCTTCGTACAAATCGGAATATCGGATGTACACATCGTGGTCAAAGCATGCGCGTGTGATCGGTTTGCCGTGCATCAAGTGTTGAACAACTTCTGAGAACTTCATTCTATAACCGTCCAATCTCGCGCCAGGACATCATTACCTGATAGTGTCGCGAAGCCTTTGCATCGCCAAACATTCGCGCCATCGAGCTCGTATCGCATGAGTGCAGATTCCACCAGCTGAATCTTGAACCGAGCGCCATCACGCCACACAGGACGCCCTGCGCGCACGTCTACAAGGATTTGTTCGAAACTCTTGCGACCACCCCAATTGTTTTGTTTCTTCCCGATACATTCTTGGAACTCAATCCGCAGTGAAGGTTCGCTCATCATCCATCGATTTATCATCATGACCGGATAACCGACGACTTCGGCTGCTTTGCTTCGTGTCTCACCGCTTGCGATGAGCTCCGCCCACTTGATCACGGTCGCGGTCTTTTCATCGAGCGAGATGTAAGGGTCCATTTTCTTGACTGGCCTGTCTGGATTTTCTTCCCTGATCCATCGATGCAATGTCTTCTCAGACATATCCATAATCTCAGCTGTGCGTCGTATGTTGTGACCAGCAGCTCTCAGATCTTTGATTCGCACCATGAGGAGTTTCCGCTCCTCAATATTTGTGTTCTTCGACATTGATTCTCCCCTTCAAAGTAAAAGACCAGGCACACCGTTCGGATGATGTGCCTGGTTCCGTCAGCGAGTGTTGGCAACCGGGAGATGGTTACTCGCTGGCGTCTTCACCGAAGGGGTCTTCGATGTCATCAGTCTTGATCGTTGGCTGTGCGATCTTCGTGAGCTTTTTCTTGGCACTGACTGGAGAAACGGACACGATGGCATTGGTTTGATAACCACGCGTGTTGAGCTTCGAATCGACAGTGACCATCCACTCCTTAGCCAGGAGCGAGTCAATGTCAAGGTTATGAAACTCTGCTTGTGTCAAGCGGCGTCCGAGCATGCCATCGAGCAGGATTGTGAGTGCTGCCTTATCGGAACCATAGCCCTGGCGCGTAAACTTGACAAAGCGAAACGCGTTGCTGTTGCTGTCGCCATACTCAGTGGTTTCGAAGGTGAAGCGGAAGTTTGGAAGCAAAACATTCGGATCATCGTACGATGGTCGGTCGATGCTCTCGACGTTTGCGAGACGGCAGACATAAGAGCCCGCGACAGCTGCTTCGAACTGTGATGCGCCATCGTTGAACGTGGCATTTGAAAAGAAACCCATAACTCTATTTCTCCTTTGGTCATAAGACCACTCTGTGACAGTGCTGGCTCAGTTACCAATCCAAAGGTGTTTCCACCAGCACCATCAGAGTTGACATTACCAAACATCAAACCACTTGTCAAACATAAAAGTCGATGCTGTACTAGCGGGCCAGCGTAAGCGTCCGGCCCGCAGGGACAGTTTCGACTTAAGACCCCTAAGCGAGCACACTTCAAAAGCTCGCAGGGGGGGTTTCCAAAGGGGGGTTTTCTGTCTGCTGTTCCCGTTTTCTCATACTTAAGGGGGAACAGCACGGGAACAGCAGCGGGAACAGCAGAAAAGGCCTTAAAGCATGCCTGTCGGACTGTACTGTTTTGCGTTCTTCGGACCCTTTTCAAACATGACAATACGACTCGCTTCGAGGTCCGCAAGTGTGGCAATAACGACCGATCTTCGACTGCCACACAACTCGATCAGGCGTGACTGTGTGATGCCTGGTTCGCCACTGATGAGCTCAATGAGCTTCGACCGGATCTCTTGTGTGATGACTTCACTTCTGGCGCCAGCGTCGAGCGTCCTGACCTTCGTCAAGCCATCCTCGTCCCTGATTTCAAAAGTTACATCGATGGCGTCCTCATCGCTGATTAGACGGCCCTTCGTGACGTACATCCGATACAGGCCGTTCGCTTGCTTCTCAACAGAGAACGCCATGTCAGCAGCTGCGACAATCTCCGCAGCGCCTCGCATACCTTCGTGCTTGACGGTCGAGTCTGTGCCACCCTTGCGATTGTGGTGAGCGATCAGGACAGTGATTCCGACATCGAGCAACTTCTTAAACGAGTCGTAGAGTCGACGCATCTGACTGTTGTCGTTTTCGTCCAGGCCATGCACACGCACCAGAGAGTCAATGAGCACGAGTCCAATACCCTGCGACTGGCAATGCTTCACGATTCGTTCGACATCGAGCACATTGTCCAGCCTGATGCCGACTCTGTTGAGGTAGCCCATTCCTTCAGCCGAACGCATTCCGAGCTTCCTGAGCCGTTGTAGAACCTTCTGGACACCCATCTCCTCATCGATGTACAACACTTTGGTCTGAGGGATGTCGAACTCGTTCAGCCACTTGTCGCCGAATACAGCTGCGCGAATCAAGTCGCACATCACCCACGTTTTGCCACTGCCTGGTGGCGATGAAAGATAATGAAGTCCGCCAGTCGAGAGCACATTCGGAATCAGCCAGGACTGCGCTCCGAGTTTCTCCTCCTCGACCTCCATCCGTGTCCAGTCCCAGACCTCCCAGGGAGACATCGTCTCACCGCCCGGCAGATCGTCGGGGACGTTACCCTGTGCCCACTGGACCCAGAAGCGGCCAGTGGTCTCACGAATGAGCTCAGGCTCGAGTGGAGGCTCACAGTACGTGTCACTCCACCAGATGCTAAAGATGTTCGCCTGGTCAATCGAGAAGCGCTTTGCTCGCAAGAAACCGAGCAGTGTGACCAGCGCATTGTTTCGTCCGTTGAATGGTCCACCGCTTGCAGGTTGTGGCTGAAATAGCCGGTCCCAGTGGTGCTCACCATTTGCCACGACGCGAGCATGCGTGGCCATGTCTCCGGCAACCATGAGCCGGAGATCGTCCAGTGAAAGTTCTTCCATGTTGTTCCTAGTCTGTGAATGTCTGCGTGTCCAGCGCAGTGGTTACGAGTTTACGACACTCTTCCGCATGTGCAATCATGCCCATACATCGCATCTGCTCGATGCCGATGATGGTGTGATTGAAACAGTACAGCAAATAGTCGCCGTGCTTGTACTTGCCCAGATTCCAATTGCCCCGCTCGCGCTTTGGAAGGTCCCCCGCTTTGGCGGCGATCAATAGGCGTGACCACTCATCGCCCCATGGATGAGTAGATGTCGTCTCCTCGACGATTCTGGAGGCTTCTGGCGGGTACTTCGCGAGTTCCACCAATCGAGGTAGTTCGCGATTCTTCCAATTTAGAGTTCCAGGAACTCGTAAGATTCTTGACGGGTTCTTGCACTTGACGTCAGCGGACGCCGAGAGTGTGAGCATCCATCTCTCGAGCAGTTGTATAAACTCTCGCTGTTCGGTTGGCTTAGTCCCAATACCAGCCATTTTGAGTCGACGGTAGCAGTGGAGACCCTTCCCCGAGCGTACCGCGACTGTAACTCTAGCAAGCGTTGCAGTCTCATCCAGACCAGCAAGATCATCAATATCGCACCACACCACAGCAGCAGTATGGACATCATTGTCCCGTCCTCCTTTTCGCCAGCGTGGAAGAACGCCGACGTACACATCATCTCCAGCGTCACTCCACTGGATACACGCTTCGCCGATGCCGGTCCAGTCTGCTTCCGTCCTTGGAAGTTCCCAGAAACGCATCTGCACCTTGCCCTGATTCATCGTTCGAATCTCGACGAAGCCGTCAGAGTACGGCTCGAAAAGCCATGACAGAAATGTCACGGCCTGTGATACACGATTCATTATTTCCCCTTACAATCCTGCATGTCCAAGCAGGTTCCGACACATTACCGCAAACAACCGATGCAGCCCATCGAGATAATCGACGCCTATGGTCTCGACTTCAAACGAGGGAATGCCTTGAAGTACCTACTCCGCGCAGGTTCTAAACCCAACGAAGAGAAGAACGACGATCTACTGAAAGCGGTCTGGTACCTCATCTGTGAGATGCACAGCATCGAGCTCGCCGATGAGATCAACGCGCAGCTGTTAGTTGATGCCACTCGCGATGCCTAAGTACTTGCATGTCGCTTCGACTGCTTCGTCCCAGGAATAGGCGACAAACCAAAGATAAGCATCACCAACAGACTCGCGAAATGCGATCTGTCCTGATGTCAGCTTGTTCTTGCCCGCCTTCATTTCAATCCACATCCCGCAGTGTTGCCCCATCTGGATCGGGATGAAGATGTCCCAGACGCCAGCCTTGAGTCCTTCGGACTTCATGCGGCCACCTGTGGCCTTGCTTCGATAGCCGCCATTCGGCACAGCGAAGATTGTTCCCAGGCGCGCATCGTTACCACTCATCACGCGGCACCAGTTGAAAAACGCGATCTGCTGTTCTGACTCTGTCATAGTTCCATCCTCTCAAAAATCTCCGCCAGGACATCAGCCCCAGCAGCCACCCGAAGTTTGTCGATTGCGCGCACCTGGATCTGCCTGATGCGCTCGCGACTGTAGCCGATCAGGATTCCGACGTCCTCGAGTGAGCGACCATCCGAAAGACCGTCGAATCCGTAGCGTAGGCGAAGACATGCGATCTCACGGTCCGTCAGGACTTCCATCACTGTCCGAAGCTGCGCGTAGAGGATCTCTCTGTCCAGATGGTCACCGACTGGAGGTTCATTCGACGCCATAAAGTCGTAGCGACTTTGACCGTATGCGTTCGGTTCATCGATACTCGACACCAGCTTCACATCGTGCTGAAGGATCTCTGTCAGCGACTTGACGTCAAGTGATTCGATTTGCTTGTGAAGATATCGCGGGTAAGTGTGCACGACCTCTCGGACGTACGCGAGCAGTTCCGCCGGTGTTGGAGTCTCACCGTGCTTGACGATGTATTCTTGGCGCGAGACTCTGATGTGAGACAGTTTAGCGATGGCGTGGCTAGGTAGACGGATGTCACGACCACGACTCTCGACACCGCGCCCAATAGCCTGGCGGACCCAGTTCGTGGCGTACGTCGAGAATCGGTGACCGAGTGACGGGTCATAGCGCTGGACCGCGTGGTGCAGTCCGAGCATGCCATCGGTAATCATGTCTTCATGTTCGCATCCACGGCCCCTGAACTTTTTGGCGATTGCGCTAACCATCCTGACGTTGTGATCGATAAACTCAGCGGTCGCTTTGTCTTTGTCTTTGTCAGTGCCAGCCTGGACCATGCGTCCGAGAAAGAACTCCTCCTGTGGCGTCAGGAGTCCAGTGGTGCTGGTGCGTCTACTGCCTCTGTACTGTGACCATGTATTGATGGCGTCAGTCACGAGACTGCATCGCCTGATGTGTAAGGTGATCCGGACTGTTCGGAGTGTTCCAGTCGCTTGCTACTAGACACGAGAACCAGACAGCACCAACGACCAGGACGAATGTCCCGACCATCTGAATGCGGCGCTGTGTCCGGAGGCGTCGCTCGCGCTTGAGCTCACGCTGTGAGCAGATCTCACAGATGCGATGTCCACGACCATAAGGCACCGCGTTCGTGCGATGGCATTCGATGCATGTAAGTTTGATGTTTCTTGTGTCCATTGTCCTAGTCCTATTCTGTCTATTGTGGGAGAGTCTGTCCTGTGCGCTTGCACAGGATCCACAGCTGCACTTCGTATTCACTGCGACCGATTGCATCAGCGATACGCTTGACGGTCGACTGTCTGACAGCATGAGCGCCGGAGAGCATCCGACACACTGCGCTTTTGTGGATGCCGAGTTTCTCAGCGATATCCACCTGTGTATGTCCGTAAATCATGCCATCGTTATACACACAGTTGACACAGTATGTCAACCCGTGCTAGGATGTCGATGTGGCGGACACCACACGAAGGAACAGGACAATGAAGGCAAACACTGAAACCATAACAATGGCAGAAATATGCAATGACGTAATTCGCACGTACGAAGAACTGTCACCAGGACTTATTGAAGTTATCTGCATGGAGTGTTTGTGCATGTTGAGCGAACAATCTGACGCATATCAACATATGTGGAAATGGATTGACAGCAACATCATCGACTGGGACTACATCTACAAAACAATCAACTAAGGGGGACAGGATGACACAGGAACGGGTTGACTTGACTTGGAAGTGCGGTCATACCGCATTCATTACGGTTGGATATACGCAGGGGGACCTCAAATACAAGATGGCCATGATGGCGTCGACGCTTGAGATTTGCGCCGCGTGTGAGTCGAAGCGTTCGACTGAACGCGCATGGTCACTGACACAGCGACTCCTCGAGCCCAATCCGATTGTGATGAGCGGGTCCGAGAAACAGATCGAGTGGGCACGTTCGATTCGCACCACGAAGTATGAAGCACTCGCACATGTCCTTGACTGTCTGCGTCAAGCGTATGAGACACGCCAGGACGAATGGCCAGCCATTGCACGGGCAATCAGCCCAGTGGTCAATGACGTGTCTATATGGCGGTCCTACAGCCAGTCAGGCGCCATCATCGATAGACGCAATATCAACTGGACGACAGCGTTTAGGAACGCGCTCAGTCGGGCAGGATTACACATAGGGGGTTTGAAATGACAATGTCGGAAACAATCGGTGCAATCGCACCAGCGCTGGTCAAGGCCCAGGCTGAAATCAGGCCTATCGTGAAGGACAGCACGAATCCAGCGTTTCGCTCAAAGTACACATCACTCGATGCCATCATGGAGGTCGTTCGACCAGTGATGGCTAAACATGGTCTGTTCGTCGTGCAGTCGGTGTTGGACACCATCGACGGTGAGCATTCGACCAGCATCATGGTGGAGAGCCGTGTGATACACGCCAGCGGTGAGTGGATTGCTGGTGTCGTGCAGGTCCCTGTGATGCAACAGACATCGCATGGATTCGGATCAGCGCTCTCGTATGGTCGACGTTACAGCTTGAGCGCGCTTCTGTCGCTCGCATCCGATGAGGATGACGATGGCAATGGAGCGATCCAAGCACAACAGGCACGGCCACAGATCAAGCCAGGACCGCCACAGCAGACCACACTGCGTAAGCTCGCACCAACACCGAAACCGATACCTGGCTATCATAACGGGTCGCACTTCGTTATCGGTGAAGAGGATCCGAACGCATGACGTCTGAATGTTTCTACTGCGGAGTGATGTACTGTCACTCCGCGAAGATAACTGGCGATCACATGCCAATACCTGAACGAAACGGAGGCACGGACATTGTTCCGTGCTGTTCCGCTTGTCATGACATGAAGGACAGGATTCCATTGCATCAGTGGCATTCAATGGCATGGAAAGAAATCAACGAACAGTGGCCATTGTTTGGACGCTACACTCGCATATATTTAGCGAAGAGTCTGTCTGTAATGAGTGACTATAACGAGAGGTGTAGAGCGGAGCGACAGAAAACTAAGGTCAAACAATGAAATTCGAACTGGCCTTTGAAGCCATGCGCCACGGCTACTGCATCACTGTGCAAGAAAACAAAGCTCTCTGGTACAGATACGATCAAGGGATGCAGGCTGTGCGTGCATACGTAAACAGTCTGTTTATGTCATACAGGCTTGATTTCCCTACTGACCGCATCATGACCGATCGATGGCAGGTTGGTGTTTTCATTGAAGGAAACTCACCGCTCTGGCTTGACACGGAAAACGTTCACGACATTGAGCAGATTATGCAGTATGCCGAGATCGCACTGGAAGAACGCGAGCAACGATTGGCAGGCACTCTATGACAGGACTTGAAGCATTAATTAGATTGAAGATGCGTTTAAAAGCTCGTCGTCAAGAATGGGAAGAAAAGCAATACGCATATGTCCACACAATTACCCGTAAGGATGGAACAGTAATCACAGGCGTTGTTATCTATAAGGATGTACCCAACGGTGGTATTTGCTCTCATGTTCCAGTGCGTTTCGTAGAAGCAAGTGAGCTTCTCAAAGATGACTGGGAGGTTGTTGAATGACCAAACTTGTATGGATAACGCCCGATGCCGAGAAGGTAATCGGGTATTGCGCTCGAGTCTCGAACCCATCGAACCAGGACAATCCTGACGTCACTCGCCTGCTTCGGTATTGCGTCGGTCACGGACACTGGTCAATCTTTGAAATGGCGTCGATGTGCATCGAGGTCAAGACCACGAGAGCGATTGCCGCGCAGCTGCTCCGACATCGGTCTTTTAGTTTTCAGGAGTTTTCCCAACGATACGCGACCGTGGTCGAGGACATCGAGGTCCCAGAGATGCGCCTCGCTGGCGCTCACAATCGCCAATCAAGCCTCCCACTACCTAAGATTGAGGAACTGACCAAAGAGCAGCAGGACGCGCTGTATTTGGTTGGTTCATCAATCGAGTTCGCGACCGATGTCTATCGCGATCTCATCGCGCATGGCATGGCTGCGGAGACTGCTCGCATGGTCCTTCCCCTGTGCACTCCGACCACGATGTACATGAGCGGAAGCATCCGCTCGTGGATACATTATGTGCAGCTGCGAACACGCCAGGACACGCAGCTTGAGCATCGAGACATCGCCCAGGGAGTGCAGAACATAATGCTCGAACACTTGCCGATAACGATGGAAGCACTCGCTTAAGACCATACTGGTGTGGAGGTTTTTATATGGCACGTAAACAAACAGCAGACAAAGAAATCACACGCGTAGAAGAAAAACCAGAAGGTCTCCTGTGGCTCCTCAAAGCGAGCGAACATGAGATCCTGGAGCGATTGAACGCTGAGGATGCAATCATCTTTGTACATCCTGCGCTCGATGGCATCGTGAGTTTCCGCATCGAGGAGAATCCACAGCACGAACAAAAAGTGGTGCATGTCTGGCGGTAAATGTATAACAGTCTCGCCGGTGCTCCCACATCGGTGAACGAACAACTAACCAAACAGAAACCATCTGTCGCATGGCCCCGGTTTACCGGACGAAGCCCATGTATACAGATGGTTTTTGGTTTGTCAGAAGTTGACGAAGCCGAAGCCGCCGAACTTGCCGAACTCGCTCCAGTTTCGCTTTTTCGCATACAGGCCATCGCCATCACGCTCGACGGAGAGTTCGTCGCTTGGCTCCGGTGATGTGTTGCCTTCGACCGTGTAGACACCCCACTCCTCGACCTTCGTGACGATGCCGATGTGCGCGATGCGGGAGAGAGCGGAGAAGTAGAACAGCGCCAGGTCACCGCGCCGTGGTCGCTTCGTGGTCGTACCATCGCGGATGTGTTGCACAGGCAACCATAGACTGTTTACTTTGAACCATCTCGACCAGTCTGGACAATATGCCGAGCGCGGAAAAGTCTCATCGTATGTGATGCCGAGCTGTGTGGCTGCTTGCTTATGACGGAACCGTACATGCGCCGCGCACCAGGGGGAACCAGCAGGGACCGGAGGTTTGCAGGATGCTTGATACGCTTCGACTGCTTTGCCTCTGTTCTCGCCGACCTCTTGGACGCCAATGTTTGCAACGGCCAGATCTGTCGACAGTAGTGCTATTGTCCGCTCGCTCATGTTGTATACTCCTATTGTCCAACCGGTTTCTAGTTCCTAGTCCTCACGCCTCCAGCACCCCTCTGGAGGCGTTTCCTTTTTAACTAAAGGTCTCCGCATCATCGGCAGATGACACGATTGTGATGCCATTTGTTGTGTGCGTGTAGATGATGTAGATCACTCCGAGGCGCCAGTAACAGGCGATTTCATCATCCGACACATTGCCTGTCACGACGGTAGAAGCAGCTGTAATAACGTTACCCATCGGGTCACGCTTGACTCGGTCGATGTTGCTCGATGATGTTCGGAAAAAGATGTATTCCATTCCGTTTGGCGACACGCAGACAGTTCCATGTGTGCCGGTTCCGATTGTAGTTGCCACGCTGACTGTGTTCCCTTCGTCTTCGGTCGTGTACCGCTTGATGGTCCCGCCTGTGTCGTCCACGATGATGATGAGCGCCATCGAACCGCTGTTCTTCTGATACGCCAACGACAGACATTCAGCGTTCGTGATCGGCGTCGTGACCTCATCCCAGTTGGTCCCGTTGTGCGCCCTGGCGTGATACAGCTTGACGCCGCCACCAGCTGTCACGACACCATAAGTCGCTTGCTGTGCTGGGCTGACGTCCGCAGCCGTGCAGTTTCCTGACAGCACCTCTGTGCGAAATACTGCGCGCTGTCGCTTCGCCGAATACATCGGATTCACACCGACAGAGTTTAGACTCTCGATGATGCTGTGATTCGCTTTGCCGAGTCCGAATGGAGTGCCGGTCTGATAGTTGCCAAGCGTGTCGAAGCTCGAATCAGTGCCTCGAGAAGAACTGTCACTCGAGAGTTGGAGCGTCACGGTCCCGCTGGTCGCCGGATCTCCTGATGTGTCCAGGACAATCCCGTGTGCAGGACCACGAAGAATGGCACCGAATGGAAGGTAGAGAGCACTGTCTGTGCCACCATTGACATCGAACGGGTCATACAGATCAGGCGGAAAGTCGCCGTTTATTGAGTCGAAAAGCGTCTGTGCTGTGATGGTGCCGGTCGCTATCTCGAAGCCATAGGCGAAGTCTGTTCCGGTTGTTGCGTTCGGTGTTGCGAGGATTCCGCCACCATATAGCCACGTCGAGATACCAGTGCCGCCATTGAGGAAACAGTCTCTCAGTGGAGGCTGTGAGACGCTACAGGTACCACTGCCAGGATACGCCACACTGTTCGTTGCAGTCCAGCCAGGATGTCGGACAATGCTGTCATCGGATGTGTTGATTTGACCAACGAGGTCCACGATGGTCAGCGGTGTGACACTGTATGTCGTGACGCCGGTTGCGCCACCTACAGTCTTTTGCCATCGATAATCGCTCTCTTCTTCGTGCCTGCCATCGTTGTTCTGTTGCCAGAAGCGCCTCGAATAGTAATACGTGGTCGTGTCCACTTCGGCGACGATGGCCGGTGTGATGCGTTCGTTTTCGTATCCCAGACCACTCGGAACATAGTGACTATTCGTGAAGCCGTTCGTCGTGTCCTGCTTGAGTGTCGTGGTGCCGAGGTCAATCGCCCCTGTAGCGATGCGTAGACGCTGGCATGACGTGATACCCCAATAAGCACTATCGACGCTCTCTGAGCCAGCGTAGGAACTGCTAGCGGTATTCTTCCTCGGATAGGGATTGTCCTTGCCATCGGTTAGTGGAAGCGCGCTGACTGACCAGGCATCAGGACTGCACAGGTCGATGGTCACTGTCTGATACGAGGTAGTCGCAGCTGTGACGTTCCAGGTTTTGGTGTTGCCATGGTAGTCAGTGATGACGAATGTTCCAGCGATTGAGGTCCCGCTTTGCGCCTTGATCTGGATGTCGAGGTAGCGATATCCGCTCATGCCTTCGTATGGTGCGAACAACCGATCGTTCCCTGTTCCGGCAATGCTTCGTGTCGTGGCATATGCCAGACTCCAGCCGTTGAACCTGAAGCCACGGAACATGCACCGCGTCTCGGTATTGGCTTCACCGACAGCTGTAAGTGACGCGCCAGTGATGGCACACGAGATGCTCGCGGGAACGTCATCGAGCGACGTGGTCAGCGTATTCGACCCGTAGTCCGGATCTGTTAGGACAGTCGTCGTGCTGTAGTCTACGAACGTATCGGACCCTGACATCGAGCCGGTTCCGGTTATTGTCCTGGACGAACCGTCGAAGCCTGTGACGGTCACTGTGAGTGAGTCTGGGTACGATGTGGACCACGCCCTGGTTCGACCAATGACAGCGACACTGCGATCTAGACACGAGCTCGTGCTGATGGTGGCCGCAGCAGTCTCGACGATACCTCCTCCACCTGTCGTGCCGAGAACGCTGAGACTCCACTCCGTGGCGCTCTGCGCGTGAAAGGTGTGTGCATGCGTGATGTCATGCACAGCGACCGTGTTGACCTTGACCAAGGAAACAGCGAAGTCATGGCGAACGTCACCACTCGAGAATCCATTCGCACTCAGGATCGCGGTGTAGTCTGCTGTCCGCCTCGATGTCGCAGCTGCTGACACGCTGACTGATCCACCATTCGCGGTAAGACTACAGGCAGCCGTTGCTCCACTTGTGGTCATCTCATACCATCGGTATGCAGTCTGTGGGGGAAACACAGTCGGCGCCACACTCGAGCTGTAGGCTGTCTCAGTGACATCCCACAGCTTGTCTGTCGATACCGATGCCGTAAACGTGCCAGCACATGTCACGCTCACATCCACATATGGTGTCGTCCCTGCGGCAGTTCCTGATGCAAGGATCACGAATCCAGTGTTGGTCGAACCGTGGCCGTTATTGACCGATAGGTTTGCACGAAGTTCCCATGTCCAGGTGGCGAGAGGTGCTGGACAGTTGACCGTCGAAACAATCGCAAGTGAACCAAGGAACCCGAGGTGTCCCCCAAAAGTGAAGTCGGTGTAATGCGTGTCGTAGTCTGGCTGCAACGGTTGCAGCGCGAACGTATTCCAAACGCGCTCCGTGACGTTTTGCGTGTGCGACATCGTCAGCGTCGATGATCGTGTCCCATCGATGTAGGCCACTATTCGCCACCGTCATTGAGGTATAGACCACGATACTTCGCGCGGCGGAACTGTCGGACGCCAGCCTCGACCACGAACTCAATGCTAGGAATGGCGATGATGCGATAGACACCCTTGATAGTCACTCCGTCAGGCTGCATGATGGTCACCACGTCACGGACCCAGAGAGGTCTATTGTCGTTGCTTAAGACAAGAAAGTCACTCTCCCACTCGATCAGGATTCGACCTGTCATGAGTCGGTCTTTGAGAACAAGCATGGCCTCATAAGCCACAGAACTGGATGTGATGCTCGGATCACTGAGGATGTATGGCACAGGTCGGCCACGCCAGTTGTATGGCCTTGACGCAGGAGCAGTGCCAGCAGTCTGACTCGCATCGTCAGCATCATAGGAATAGATCAGATCGCCATTGCGCGGATCCTGTCCAATGACGGTGATCTGATTGCACTCTGGAGACTCATAATGACCGGTCATCTTCCGGACCACGCGCTTCTGTTGAAGAGCCGCAGTGACGCCAGCAGCAGCTGCGGCAGGGACACTCTGGTACAAAGTCATGACGCTGACCGATGAGAGGTCTAAAGGAGCCGACCACTGGTATTTGTAGCCACTCGATGTCGGAGACCATCCCGTGATGAAGGTCGCGGCGTAGTCGGTTTTAAGTTTGCCAATCATCGAAGCGATCGTGTCACCACGCTGAGGCACGAAGTTTGAATACCCGCGAGCGATGTCTGGACTGCGAGAAATATTGATTCCAAGCGAGTCGTTATATAGCAGGTAAGTAGCCGGAGGATAGCCAGCCATCGTCATCATGTCACCGATGGCGTTTTCTGCGGTGTAGCCGTCGTAGAGGATTCCGTCCTGGAAGTAATACAGCTCAAAGTCTCGTGAACGATCCTGTCCTTCAAATTGTAACGTCGAGAACTTTAGACTCGTATCACCCTGCTCATACTGAATCTGCGGAGGCGCCAGTGTGCCTCTGAATATATCGGTGTATACAGCCGGATCAGCACTGTTTGAGATGGCGACACGGATAGGACGGTCGCCTGTGATCTGCGGCTGTGCTACTCCAGCATCAAGTAGCTTCTGACGCCTGGCTGACATCTTGAGCGTGGTACGCGAAGTCTCATCGACAGACAACACTAAATCATCGATGTATTGCGTGATATCGACTGGACCATTGTATGTGGATGTCGCAGCTGGTGTGCTGCTTGCCATCGCTGCCGATAGGCCATACGTCTGCGTGTAAGGACTCGGAGTCGTGATGGTCACCTTGATCCGCAGATTCTGAATGATTCCATCTGGCGTGTACGCAGAAAAACCATCGGTTACAGCGACGGCCGTTGTGACAGTTCCTGCGGATGTTCCGACGACATCACCCCAGATCTGTGGCACGAAGGTCGCACCAACCGGAGGAGGATAACGAAGCTCGATGTTTTTGGAGTAAAAGATTCCGGTCGTCTCATATGCGACAGGCGCGATCTGCACTGTCGGTCGACCATATGGAACCTTCCAGGCGAAACTTCCAGACGGCAGGATAGTGTTTCCTTCGACGTCATTCAAGTCCTCAAACATATGGCAGAAGTTAGCACCGAAGGTCGAGGTCACGAGGACCTCACGACGCTTAAGAGGAATGATCATCAGGCTAACCTGACGCTGACCGACAGCACTGGCAGTGGTTACAGCTCGACCAGGAGTCTTGTTCGTGTCGCTTTGATCATAGACACCTTTTTGTATGCCATTCTTGTAAACGATGCATGAGCCATCGCCACGAAAAACCATCTCAACTGTCGATGCGGATCCATAGCCCCACTGCACTCGAAGGAATGGCAGTGATGATTTGTCGACCCAGTTTGGGACGTACGCGGAAATGTACCATCCTTGATTCGCAACATACGACGCAGTCGTTTTGACATACTCCGCATTCGCAGTGCCGAGCGTCGTCGCTGTCAGGTAATAATCACCCGCCGCATTGATCTCCATCTGCTTCCACACAGACCCCGTCACGAGCGTGTAGGCGCTTCGTGG